ATTGCAGTCATTCTGTATGCATATGTTAACCATAAACGTTTTTTACTTATTGCACAAGTCACCGGTAACCATGTGAACTTTAACTGAGCACCAATTGATTTGGCATAAAACATTTCATCTAACGGGCCACTTTTATAATTAGCGCCCATCATCATGTGCCCCATTCGTTTTTGAATAATGGCACTTGAAGTCTATCACTGTACCGCCATCCTTTTCGCATTGCAATTTCTGCCACATGCCTATTATTAAGATTGTACACCCGTTCAACACCACCAACAGGCATAACATACACAGGACCTTTAAAACCTGCTTTACGATATTCATGTACTGCCATCTCCGCATCAACTGCATCTCTGTCTGTTGCTACAACAAACTTTAAGTAAGTATAACCAACTTCTTCATATTCACATACTACTTCAGGAAGTATTGCTTCTTCCCACTTCTCACCACTACATGGAAGTTTAGCACTTACGCTGAATGTTATTTCTTTATCGCTATTAAGACCTAAAGGAGGTTTCTTCCATTCTTGCAAGAATGTTTTAAACCCTGATTGTAGTTTTTGAGTACCGTTAGTTTCAAATGTAATTTCTTTTAACCCACGCATTTTGTGATTACTGATTAAATCTTCGTATGCACGTTGCCAACCTAGCAATGGCTCACCACCTGTAATAACAAGATGTTCATCACGCCATTCATTGTATGGAAGAATTTCCATGATGCGATTTATAATTGCATCACTTTCTAACATCGGGCTTAAATCTTTAAAGTCGGGATGCCAACTAGCGTAACTATCACAACCAGTGCTAACTAGTGGCAAGTCTTTATAATGTGTAAAGGGAGTATTAGAGTGAGCAAAAGAAATAGTTTCAACTTCTGTACTTAGCACTCCTCTAGGCATACCAAAGCCTGCACATTTAAAATTACAACCAAATGTGCGTAAAAAGACTGAGGGTACACCCATATAGCGACCCTCACCTTGAATACTATAGAATAACTCTGCGACTTTTATTTTGCTCATTTCGTTCTTTCTTAAATTGTTTTACATCTATTATAGCACGTTTTAATGTTTCTGCATAGTTAAGAGCCTGCTGTTCGGTCATAATGATAGTTGCTTGATACTCAATATACCCTTTAGTTAGCAATGTCCAAATCTTTTGCCAACGATTTAGTTCCCACCATTTAGTCTTTTGTTGAGTATATGTTGTTACATTCACTCCGGTATCATCTGCCTCTACCCAAACATCATGTGAATGACTATCATCTGAACATTCGCAAGTGACGCCATAATTGATTGCGTCACCCCATTCGTGTCTTTTATAAATGCCTTCTGCAGGAATTTGTGCTTCCATGTATTTACCTTTTGATTAGTTCCAGTGTTTAATAACACCTGCTACAATAAAACAGTTTGTGATTATGTATGATAGCACAATAATGGTACGAATGCAAGCAATACGGTCAGCTTCCTGATCCGTATCACCTGCTTTTTCTCCTAGTGCTTTTGCCCATAGTCGCCAAAAATTCTTCAATCTTTCAACCCTTTTAGATGTTTTTTCATCTCTGGAGTATTTTGATGTGTTGCTTTTGGTTTAACATATTCAACATTATGTTTCTCATGTAACCAATTTAGAAATTATTATTTCCTATCACCAAACAAATTTAACAGGTTGATAAACAAGTTGATAAAGTCCATGTAGAGAGTTAGTGCGCCACTGACTTCGGCAGCAGGGCTAGTATTTACACTTAGTTCTTCACGGATCTTTTGTGTGTCATATGCAGTTAGACCTAAAAAGATAATGATTGCTAATGCACTGATGACTATAGCCATTACAGAGCTACCAATAAAGATATTGACAATACTGGCAATGATAATAGCAATCAGTCCCACAAACATAAACTTACCCAGGCTATCTAAACTTTGTTTAGTAAAGTAACCATACCCACTCATTACACCAAACAATATGGCCGCACCCATAAACGCTGACACAATACTACCCATAACGAATACGGCAAAGATTGTAGCAAAACTCAATCCCATCAATGCCGCAAAACCATGTAGACATAACTGTGCTACACCTTTGCTAGGATTGTTTCCTAATACCATTGCAACACCAAAGATTGCCGCTAGCGGTGCAAAAATTACAATCCACTTCATTACGCCTGTAAAAAAGAATGCCAACAACTCTGGGCTAGTGCCTACAAAGTAACTGACAATCATTGATACAATAACAGCAAGGCTCATGTGTCCATAAACACGGCCCATTGCTGAATTAATTTCGCTAGCAGAACGATATGATCCTGCATTTTCATAAGTTGTTTCAAACATAGTTTTCTCCTTAAAATTTATTTGATGCTAATACTTCACAAATTGTTTCTAACATTATTCAAATTCCCTGTCTTCTCTACGACCTTGACGACCTGCCATGTTACTATCAGTTTCACGAACCTCAACACGTGTACACCACACACGTTTAGCTTCTTCTGTGCCACAGTTTGGTAAAAAGATTGTGTTTACATATTCGTACAGAAAGTCAGCAATACCTTCACATCCTGTTTTTTCAACTTCTGTGATTTTTGCTAATTTCAATTCACCTAATCGTAGTAGTTCATTACGCATTGGGTCATCTTGTGCGACTAACAATGTGTGGTCAAACCAATCTTCTAACAAACCTTTGAGCGGCTTTAATCCACCAAAGTCTGTTACCCAATTACGTGCGTCTAATGTATCAGCTTCAAATTCAAAATGGAACGACATTGCGTATCCGTGAATTAGATTACAATGACTATCTGCACGCCATTGACGATAAGCTACTGGACCTATTTGATTGTACGTTTTTGTACTGAAATACTTTTGTGCCATGATTTTCTCCTATGTTAATTATAGCATAGGCGGCGGAATTTGTAAAGCGGGACGATGCCATAGACCGCTAATATTACTTATTCAATACCCAAACTTTTTCTGATTTTGGTTGCACTGATATCAGTAATACTTTCATCAAAGGTTTCTTCTCCCGAAGTGTAGCCAACGCCACGACCCCACCCAATATGAACAATATTTGGTACAATTTGTATCTCATATTGCCCTTGATATAATGGGTCTAAATCACGACGGATAAAACTTTTAACTTGTTCAATAGCAAAAGGATTACTTCCTTGCCATCCCTGAACATCACGTACTTGAATAATTACTTGTCCAGTTTTCTTAATCAAGCGTTCAAATAAAGCACGATGGCCATCATGCCACGGTTGCCAACGACCTAACATTTGTACTGTTTCTTTTTTCCAATCAAATATAGGTCTACGGCGATTATCATATATGTGTGCGGCTATAAACTCTCCCCACCATTCAGCACGTTGTTCTGTAATACGAAAATCATAAACATCAGGTTCTACAAACATTGCATTAGTGTCAGCATAACGGCCTTCACGAATAGTGTCTACCCAAATAGTCCAATCTGCTTTAAAGTTATGTCGCATTTCAGCTAATGGTGCAACAAAGTCACAGATTACATAATCCATGTCAGTCATACTGTCTGCAAGGTCACGCATACGTTTACTTTGACGAATTCTTCCAGCCTCGCTGAAATCCCAATCATCGTACTTTTTACGCACATCATCTGCATTGAGCCAACCAATACGTTTACCTTCACGTTGCAGATAATCAACGATCCATTGTGCTAATGTTGTTTTACCTGCACCAGGTAATCCCATAATTAAAATTCGTTTTGTCATTTTTGTTTCCTTGAATGTTCTACTTCATAAACACGTTTGCGTAAGCTAGTTGAACTAAAACTGTGGTCACGACCATTGAACACAATTTCAATTCCTCGGGTATAACATGCATCATCACCGGTAAACCGTTTACCTTCATATTCAACACCCAGTATACGAACATTAAGTGGTAGAATCAATAACAAGTCAACCAAATCTTGTTCAGTTTGATAGATAACTACTTCATCAACATAACGACATGCACTCAGTTGAATTTGACGTTCAACAATACTTTGAATAGGATGATTTTTAGTATCAGGTCTATCAATGGTTGGATCAGTTTGTAATCCTGCAATCAAATAATCACAATGATTTTTAGCCTCACTAAGCATGGCAATATGACCTGCATGTAGCAAGTCAAATGTACTAAATGTAATGCCTATCTTTTTACCTTGTTCTCTAAGTTCTTTAATTTTATTAAATATCATTTTCTTAAAATTTCTATAATCTCTTTTTGCTGTTGTTCTTTAAGCCATTCTTCTTCACCGCTATATGTTGATGATTCTTGTAGAGTTTTATCTATCAACCATTTAATTTTATATAGTTCTTGTTTGCATCCCCATGCAACATAACTATCAGTGTATACACTAAGTAATTCGGACCTCATCATTGATACTTGATTGAGTACATCTGAATTCCAACGCCTTAGATATCCCATTATTTACTCATTCTTGCAATTGACAAAAATTCGTTACGTGCGGCAGGGTCACTTTTAAATCCGCCACCTAAACGAACAGTAACAGTTGAACTACCTGTATCTTCAACACCACGTGACTTTACACAATAGTGTTGTGCATCAATCAAAACTGCAACATCTTCTGTCTCAAGGATATACTGTAAGGTGTGAAAAATTTGCTCTGTTAACCTCTCTTGTATCTGAGGTCTCTTACTGAAATATTCTACAATTCTGTTTATCTTACTAAGCCCTAATACTTTTTGTTTAGGGACATAAGCTACTGTAGCCAATCCATCGATGACCACAAAATGATGTTCGCAGTTAGATTGAACATTAACATTACGCTCTACAACCATTTCGTTGTAGTGCATCTTGTTGTCAACTGTTGTACATTTAGGGAATGCTTCATAGTCTAAACCCCAAAAGATTTCATTGACATACATTTTAGCAACACGCTTTGGTGTTTCAATTAGACTATCATCGGACAAATCTAATCCTATGATTTTCATAATCTCAGTAAAATGACTTTCAATCTTATCAATTTTATCTTTGCGATCCATGCTATTAGGTATGGTAGGAGTTTCAACTCCCATTTTAACTAAATGTTCGTGTACTTTTTGACCTAACTCAGGGTCTGTTTTTGTTTTATTATAACTCATAGATAACCTTCCTTTGTGATGGTTTTTGTTTTGAAATGTAAGCTACCTTTGTGTAGCTTACACATTTATTTATCACTTTTACTTTGCGGCCGCTTTTTCTTCGGCACGTGCGTTTTTAGTTTCTGTGATTTCATTACGGCGAGCCTTAACTGCTTTTGCTAACTCTGCCAATGCTTTACGGGCACGTGTGCCTGCTGATGCATTTCCTTTTTCAAACTTTTCACTTTCGGCTTCATACGCTGCCAAGTGTGTTTTAATATCTTCATGTGCGCTCATAGTAATCTCCTTTAATTTATGAGTTATGGTTTATCGGTAGTAGGGTAAGGCCATGCTACTGATACTTTTTCTGTATTTTCTGAAATAGCTTCTTTGTCTTCTTTCTCATCCTCTTCACCAGTGAATTCTTCACCAGTATCCAAGTTTACTAATTTTAATGGACCTTGAAAGTAGTATTCTGTATCATCTTGTGACCAGCCTTCTTCTTCAAGACCTTCAAAATAATTTTCATCCCAAATTTCTTCAAGACGTTCTTGTTCTTCATCGTCCATGTCACTGGGCCATTCCCATTCAGCCCAACATCCATCATCTAGTGATACTAGTTCCCAATCGCCATCAAGTTCAAATTCATCATTACCAGCTAAATCAATATCTGGCATTTCATCCGATTCAATAGTAAACGTGCCCCAACGATATCCTTCAGTACGAATAGCAACTTGACCATCCTTGTACCAAAATTGTTTTTCGATGGCACTCTTTTTCCAAAGTGTTGATAGTTCCCAGGTAGCCATTTTAGTTATCCAGTTCCATTGCCAATGCTTCTTTGATTACTGCAAACAATTCGTCTTCAGTAGTACAAAGAATTTTAGAAGTCTTCCAATCGTTTTCATTATCACGACCACTGACTTCAATCATAAAGCCATTATCATATCGATTAACAGTAAATGATTCGTTTACTTTGCTTAGTTTGTTTAGTTTATTTGACATAGTTTTTCCTTAAAAATTAAAATTTACTTTCTCTGGTATGCTTACGATAATCTGTAGTCATACGTAACATGCTTTCACCTTGTCTTTCAAGTATATCACAGATTCTATCAATCGTGCTATCATTACGGGTACTTATCTTTCCTAAATGTTCGCTAGGTTTTTCTAACAACTTTTCTAATTTATCCAATGCATCTTCTATACTCCAAGGAACATAAAGTCTTGTATGGTCATTGGCAAAAGTTTCAGGAAAACTACGATATGCAGGATACAACACATTGCAGCCAAGAGCATCTGCTTCACTGACCGTATTCGAAACCCAATCTTGTAAAGCGCAATTGAACACAACCCGAGATTCATTAACAATATTATAATAATCATTTTTTTCTAGGTCCTCATATATTGTTAGTAAACCCTTAGACTCTAACCACTTAGTTCGTAGCATATAGTTTTGGTTATTTGATTTAAGTTTACCACCACTACATACACAGAACTCAACATACTTGTTTGGATGACGTTGATACCAACCTTCAATAAGGTCCATATAGAAGTCAGGTTGTTTCTCCTGATCCCAACGTGCTGAAAATACAACACGATGCCTGCGTTCACTAAAGCGTGTAATACTTGCAACACGTGATTGCACTTCATCTTTACCAAATGCTAATCCACTGATATTGTAGATTGGACTTTGCCAACCTGCAATCTTCATATGCATTACCATTTCTTCATTAGTAGCGAGTACTCCGTCCACAAAGCTGTCCACCATCTTTTCATAATGGCCCATAAACTCAGACATGCCCCATACATGTACAAAATCATCAGGATCAATGGATTGAGCAAGGCAACGCACAAAAATGCGAGGCCTACTACCCACGTCAATCTGGTTAAGAATATATGGGAGACTTTCGATACCAGGCTGAAACATGTCTTCGAAATAGATAACATCTTCACTGTTCAGTTCTCCTTGTTTCATCATACGAATTAGATTCATTAGTTGCGACATACCAAAATATGTGCGACCATGAGCATCTAATACTTGCCCTGTAACGATAGCTTGGTCATTACTTAATGTTTCGCCGGGAACGATAACATAGTTGATGCCACGCCGTTTAAAGACACGTTCATTCCACTCTTGCAGTTGCAGAGTATATCGTGCTTTATAGGGTTCAAGACCCATGTAATACAGTTTACGCATGTTGTGGGGGTTTGCTGTTTTCAATCCATTGATTTTTTACAAACTTACCACTAATGAGTTTTGTGTATTGACGATACACATAACTACGTGGGTTGTAAAGTTCAGCCTCATTATAACGATATCCGTATTCTACGCAGAACTTTAGATACTTTTCTAGGTCCTCAAAGACTTGACGAACGCGGCTGTTAGGTTGAAATTGTTGCTTTGCCATTTTATATTTCCTTTAAATAGCGAGTGATTGGTAAGGTTTATGAATAAAGTAAGTAATCGTAGAGCCGTTTTCACCATCTTCTGAAACAGTGATTACAATTTTACGATTGGGATACCGAGTAGCGATTTGCTCATAGAGGTCATCACTAATCATTTCACAAGACTTGTGATTTAATTCAAGTATGCCGCCTTTGTAGAGATTCTCTAACCAGCGTTTAAATTGAATAAACTCAATATCCCTGTCATTGTGAAATACTTGAATCGACACATCAAAGTGAAAGATGTGACGATGCGGAGTTCCTAGAAAACTAACATCATACTCATCGCCTGTTGCCAAGCTAGGGTCTGTTGCAGCCTGCGGGTACATATGAATACCCTCTTTTTGAAATGTAACGAAAATCATTCGTTCAGCATTGTTACGAACACGAACACGTTTTTGCAAATGTTCGAAATCTACTTGTTCCATTTCTTGTGTCATTTAATAATTCCTAGTTAATGCGGCCCATGTGAGCCATTGATGAAAAGTTTTATATACTGCTTCGGCTTCTTTTTCGTCTTGTGGTACTTTAACACCACGAACATAGAAACCATCTTTAGCAACACGCAACATTTCTGTTGTGTTGGAGTTTAGTGTAATGTTACTCTCGGTGTCTACTGACATAATTGGATTAATGGTCATCATCAAAGTCTACAGTTTCATGGTCATGTTCCCATTGAAGTTTACGCATGTTAGATAATTCTTTTTGATACTTAGCTTTTTCATCTAGTAATGAACTAGTATCCTTAGTACCTTTAACACGTTCAATACGTTCGTCAACCAAACGTAAACTATCTTCTAAAAAAGCAATTCGCTGTTTATACATATTAATCTCCTAAAATCTCTAACATAGCATCATCACTATCTTCAATGATTTCTTCAAATTCTGGCTCATCTTCTACAACGTCAAATAATTTATCAAACATAGTCATAGCATTAACAGTTTTTTTACCACTTATACCTTGACTACCTGATTGAAATTGTTTCCAGTAAGTATCGTGATAATTAATCAAATCTATAGATTCTTGTTTAGTTTTCTTAGAAAAAATTTCATCAACTAAATCTGTAAAAAATCTATCACCCTCAAATTTATGAACAATCATCTTTGGAACTACACCTGTTTCATATCTACGATTAGCTTCCTGTACAGCATGAATATGCTGATATACATTGTGACTTTGTAGTAGAGTATAACTCAATGTGTCCCAACTTGTTTTCGTTTCTTTACCATGTTGCCCTATGAAACCTTGTCCCCTGTAACACAAGTCCTTAAGTAACATTCTATCAGTTACGGGGCTATCTGTAAACAGTTTATGGATACCTTCAGCCAAAACAGCAGTGCTGAATTTGCGAGTGTCGTTTGCATACGACTTTTTCTCCGCAGTTTTTTCCATGCTATAAGACCACTTCTTGTCATGTTCAATACTTGTATTGAAATACGCAAGACCTTTAGCCGCACTAAAGAACGGGCTAGCACAGTCAAATGTAATCTGAAGTTTTGGGTTATGATATTTACGGATAGCACGTTGAATATCAGTAAACAACACAGCATACTCTAAGATACTAGTACCCAAACAGTGAATTAAATCATGCTTGCCTTCTTGCAACAAACCATCATGGATGATATCAATCATGCGAGTTAGCATTAAGTGAATATCAATCTTGTTCTGTCCACCAAACGCCCAACCATTGAAATGATTTTTTGGGTAGATGTTTGGGTCACAGTACTTTTTCATTTCATTATACCAATCTTCTGATTGAGTATGATTACGACCTTGCAATACGTTTAAGAACTTGCACTCACCATTGCGATTGTTAATAAAGTATTCATTGTTAATATGAGTAGCAGTAATAGCTTCCTCAATCGTACTAATACCATGAGCTGATGTTTTAGTCTTTGGGTCTTGAATATGAAACGTAGTCAATGACTGACTTGGAATATCTAAACACATACCATAGTCCATGTATGTATCCATCCAATTCAATACTTGCTTGCGTTTTTTCATAGCACGTGGGCAGTTAGGATCCTTCCAATCAGCAGGCCATTGGCATTTCAAAATTTGAAATCCACCACTATCACCCAACATGAATGTACCCTTTTCACGTTTGCGAATAATACTTTCATTATGGTCGTCAACCGTTGTATCCAAGTTAGCATGACCTGCTGAGTACAAGCCCCACTTATAATAGTACAATCCTTCTTTGCTATTAAGAAAATTTAATTTCTCTACATCACCGTTGAAACCTTGAGGTATACGTGCTTGGTCAAAGTAAGGTTCACCTTCACGTTGTTTACCCAAGCCAGCAATATAAAAACTACTGACTGCAGGTAAAAACAATGCCCAGTCTTGCTTGTGACTATTTGATAAGTTAACTTGTTCCATTAATATCCCATCGGGGTAACTTCAGGTTTCAATAAAATTTCAACCATTCTTAGTTGTTCTTCTTTTTGCTTAATTTGGTCTACTAAATCTTTAACAACAGGATTATTTTTTGCTAGTGTTTCTAACTGAATTTCTTCTTGTTTCTTCTTCCTAGCCCAGTTAAGCAAAGACTCTGCCTCACCGTCAAGCTGTATACTAGGTATAGAACCGTGTAATTGTTGCCATGACACACCATCATATACTTTAATACTTTGAGTGTCAAGGTCGTACATCATGTCACCAATTTTTCCATTTGATGATCCGTAATTTTTCGCAACATAGGCGGGGTTTACACCAGTGACAGTTAAATATCTTCCTACTGTTATACTTTTAATCATTTGGTATTTGCTGGAAGTAAGTATGTATAAACTGCAAGACCACTATCAACTGTAATTTCTGCGGCACCTGCATCACTGATACGAACTGTCTTATCACCAACTAAATCTAAGATAGCAATAAATTGTTTAACGGGCCACTTCCATTGTTTAGTTAGTGTGCCTGTTACACCTGAGTGAAACACAAAGTTACCACTGTGTGTACTTGGGTCACCAAAATAAATCTTTAAGTCACCGTTTTCAGTTTTAGCTACAAAAGTAGTTTCTTCACTGTTAGCCTGACTTTGTTTTTTCAAACGCAAGATACCTGGAACTGTGGGTTCAAAATCAATGTTCCAATTGGCACCTTTGAAAGATACAGTCTTAACTTTTTCTTCAACCATAGTCTTAAGCATAAGGCGATAATCATTTACAAAGTCACCAGTCTTTGTTTCAAAGTGAATTGTGCTAGGAACTGCAACACCATCACGTTGTGTGTTAGTCACATTGATATTAGAATGTTCATCATATTCATCAAAGCCAATAATTGTTTTTAGTTTACCTAAATTAGGCATACCAAATGTGCCGATAAAATCTGCAATAGGGTTTTTAAACTTACCACTGATAATAACGCTTTTGTTTTCTGCTACAGCATTGATAGTAGTCTCTGTTGCAGTGCCTGTGACTTTGATAAGTTCAATATCACCCAGACCATATGTATGGTCAATTAAATCTTTTAAATAATCTTTCATGTTTTTCCTTTGTTTGTTACTACTATATTTAGGTAGTTGTAGAGTGTATTATGATGGAATATATTGCGTAAGTCAAGTATCAATTTAACCAAACGTAAATAAATCATCAAATGTTGATTTTGTGTTTGTGCTAGTTCTAATGTCCCAGCTTAACACGCCCAATAAGTTATCAATCTTTTCATCGACCAACGTTTTTTCCATTTCATCATCATCAAATGGTAATTCAGTAAACCAAGTTGGCAATCTAAGTTCGTCAGTTGGATATGCAACACTTGTAAAGCCTAATGGATTACTTTTAAGTTTGCAAACAATAACCTTCATACCATCAACAATTTTTTGACTGTATTGGTCACCGTTTACTTTGCGTAGATAATTGTAGTTCAATGCCGCACGAACGTGACCGGGCATATTCTCACGACCTTTTTTACTGTTAGCTTCCTTCTCACCGTACATAGTTAAATTGTTAACTGACTTTGGAGAGCCCTTTGTCCAACTTTCTTGTGCAGAAAGAATTCGTTTAAAATCTTTGATACATTCAACAACTTCTTCACGACCTTTGCCATCTTGAATAACCATGCACAATACATCCATTAAGAATTCCTGTACATACTTAGGTGTATCAGCACGTTTCAAGTCAAGACCCATAGCCTTAACGTCACCCTTTTTACCATCACTATCTTTGCGCTTACCCTCTTTATCAAAGATATTGATAGCATAACGTTTCTTTGTAATAAAGATACTACGGTCGCCAATCAGTTCACGACCAGCTTTAATGATTTCACCATTCTTGCGAGGTGCATGAAATGCTTTTTCCATGAATGCGGGGAAACTACTATTAGCTTCATCAGCAATACCATCATATAAACCAATGCAGGTTTCTTTATCCCATGTTAATTCTTTATTTTTGATTTGCTCTTTAAGCAATGGAAACGCAGTAAAATAGCAACTATCAGTATCACCGTATACAATTGCTTCCCCTTCGTGTGTGTAGTTACCCGTCACAGTTTGATTGATTTGGCTCATCATGTGACGAACAATTTGACGACCACTTAATGTAACACTTTGACCAATACGCTTGTCATAGAAACGACAGTGTTCATTTAATAGTGCGCCATATGCACTGTTCAATAAAATCTTACGAACAAGTTGACGTTTATCCCAATAGTCACGATCCTCTTGTGTAGTAGATTCTTTAAGTTTTCTCTGCATATCTTTACGATCCGAGTACCATCGAGTTAATAGTCCTGGAACTACACCTTCTTTTTCGTATGTAAAGATTGTGCCATTAGCACTTAACATCCAAGGCTTATGACTATCAAAAATTAATTTCCATATCTCTGCCGCACTATATTCTTCACTGCGACCATCTTCATAGTCAATTGTAAGCATAGTACCGCGTTCTTGGTTCATAATAGCAGTATATTCTAAAGCACCAAACAAGTTTTCCCACAGAATACTACCTGTAACCGCATCATCACCATCTTTGTGGCGTTTTTTCTCTGATGCAAGTCGCAAGCCTTTTTCTTTCATGTAGTTTTCTGTAAGAGTCTGCCTAACTTGACCGACGATTGTTTCACCGGCCATGTTGAGGGCCCTAATAACCGAGGGATAGAGCGAGTTGATGTCAACTGCTCCGACCCATTCATGTATTCCCTTTTTGGGAGTAGCAACATAGGCACCTGCCGCTTGTTGTTCGTCTGCATTTACACTTCTCCTTTTTTTGTCTGGAACTACTAAACCTCGTTCGTGTGCTTCATTGAAAATTGCCATTTCAATCATAGCTACAGAACCCATTACTGTTGGCAGTAATACTGTATTCTCATGAGCCAGCTGATTTGCTAGTTCTAAGAATTTAAGTTTATTGTGAATTTTAACTAACAACATAGTATCCTGACGATTGTATTCAATAAACTTGTTAAAGTCTTTGTTATACAATTGGTCAAGTGTACCTTCGTATTGTGTTTTATTTTCTCCTACTTCCATCTCACCAATAGCATCTAACTTATATGAGTGGCGACTCTCATAGTTATATTTCTTGTAGAGTTGTAAGTAGTCTAAGTGAATGCGTCCAACTAAATCGTATGTTTGTTCTTCTTTACCAAAACGCTCATACGTTCTAGGCTTAGGAAGTTGACCTAGCAAACAAAACTTGCGTGTGTCATCCTTACTCATCACACGTGTGACACGATTTACCATATAGGGTATGTCGTATCCTTCACTGTTCCAGCCAGTCAATACATCAGCATCTTCAATTAGTTGAAAGAAAACATCAAACATATCCTTTTCATTATCAAAAAGAATAGCATTGCTAAACTCAGCTACAATTTCTTGTGCCGTTTCTGGACTCATGTGCTTTGGCGCAACAACCAATGTAACCAATGTTTCTTGCCAATCCAAATACATACTGATAGCAGTCACTGGATTGAATGGATCAGTAGTAGGGCTGAAACCTTTAACAGGATCAAAGTCTACCTCAATGTCAAAGAAACATGTGTGAAGTTTGGGTGCGTCAACCTTAAGGTAGTTTTCACTGAGACAACGAAATACTACATTAACATCACTTTCAAATAAGGTTTTATTTGAATGAATGCGTTTTTCTTTTTCAAACTCTTGACGTTTTCGTGTACTAAAACGTGAGACTGGATCGCCATAGATGCTACGATACTTTCCCTTGTTGTCGGGATAGTAAAATACATAATTGGCAGGGAATTCGTTGAAGTGACGTTTACCGTCACTACCACGTTCAACTACGAAAATTCTGTCGTTATCCCTGTTATGGATAGCGTCTACATAACTCAAAGTGTTTTGCCCACAGTTTCTAGGATGTTGTTTAGTTCTTCGTTGTCGGCATTAGTCTGAGTTAGACTTGCCTTATGTGCAATGCGTATTGCTTTTTTGAGTACGGAAGGCTTTACTTCCAATTCTTCGGCGATTGCCTTTACGGTGTCTGCAAGACCCTCATTCAATGTATCAACTTCTTGCATGACTGCCATGCCTTCGTTGATTAATTGGGTAAGTTTAATCTTTTGTTCACCTGTAAACATTTTTGCTGTCATATATAAACTCCTGTGAAGTAGTTATTATACATGAGCCGCGTAACAAAGTCAAACTTTTTACGCAATAAAGGTAACCTTTATTGAAATATTTCGTGGTGCTCTTTGCCGAATATCTTCATATACTTACCTGCAAGCACATCGGCCATGACTTCAATTGGGCTACCGGGGTAACTATCGCCGGGTTTAGTCATGTTTAGTTCACCTTGACGGCAATGTACCAATTCATGGAATACAGTACGCATGATATCTACCATATTGCGATTTTTTGCATATACCCAAACTGAGTTTTCACCCTCTATGTGTAGCCCCGTATGATGCCCTTTTTGAGCCTTTTCAGTATCATAGCTAAAGATGATTTTGGGTATAGTTTTTAAGTGCAGTTTTTGAGCAGTCCATTTAATGAACTTTTCCATGATTGGGTCATTATTTAAATCACCCTCATCAAGTTTACCTTTAATCCAATTATCAGGTGTTCTTTTGTATTTCTTAACAAATAGATTGTGTAGTGCTTTTCCTGTGATACCGTGTTTTGCTGATATTTTTTTCATTAACCTATCAATGGTATCATAGTCATGTTTTTGTAATGACGGTAAGGTTTTAGCCAATTCATCGGCTGCGGATTCGGTAATAATTTGATATGATTTCATTAATATATTTATCAAATAATTGCTCACTTTCGAGAACTTCGGGCACGACTCCTATCTCCTCGGGCCAGCAGCCGGCCCACACTCCGTAGCAAGTACGGGTCCTAAGGTGTGTTCTTACCAAGATGAGACAGTATCGTATAATCGATGTTCGCCAAATCTCTTTAATCTATTTATGAATTCGTTTGTCTTTTCTGTGATGATACCAGTTAACTGGTATGTAACTCTAGGGTTATGTCCGGCGTTTGCTGTACTATGAGGTACATTCTGCCAATCAAATGTAGTCACATCCCCTGCACGCCATTGCTGATGATTGTAATTACCATAACTCCAAAAATGTCCTTGTTCCCAATCAGTTAGTGCAACTTGAATACGCATAACTTTATATGGTTCTTCAGGACACCATTTTTGGAGTTTATCTAAATGTAAGTTCCAAACTTCACCTGGCATTTGAACATGCACTCGTTCCATGCAATCATCAAGTCCAAACAATTCAGTAATCATTTTTAACTTAGGTGGAATGTTCCAATTCAAATGTGTGATTTGATAATCACTACCATAACCAAATTTTTCTAAATCATAGTCTTCGCTTGCTAATTCTTCTTCTGGACGTGATTTGCCTTCTTGCCCACGTGTTCTCCATGTAGCGGGTTTTGCGTTCTTAATAATTTCTTCAACTTCTGGTTTAAAATCTGCTATGATTTTACCTAGTTTTTCTACTTTATCAAACATTGGATCGTTTTTGAAATTATCAAAGTGATACTTACTTTTTGCTTTTGAAGATTCCCAACTACTATTCATACTATGTCCTTTTATATTAATGTTACTCTTACATCAGATTGAGCGTAGTCCTGAAAATATTCTTCAGGTGGTAACTGTATATTTAGCAATCTGCACAGTGCCTGATTAGTTAATGGTACTGAACCTTTACTCATAAGCATTGCCTTTGTGATACCTTCATTTTGCTCTTTAATAATCTTTGCCATTGTTTTAAGATTCTTATAATAATATGAATAGCTAGGATAAGTAATATCAAAATGGCCACATTTAACCCACCAACCTAAACAAGCATCATCGGGTCTATGTACAAGGATAATAGGACATTCAGGCCAATACGTTTTTAAAAAATCAATTTGATTTGCAAACACATGACTTTTAATGATACGAATACCTTGACCTTTAAAGGGCCTATCAAATTCTGCTTCAATCATTTCTTTACGATAATTTTTTAAGTTATCGAATCCAGTTCCAAATTCCATGCCAGGATCAAAGTATGCACCTAAGTGCATTAAGTCCAACTTACCACTGGCATCATGATAGTAAGTGCGTTCATCACTATAGTCACTGTTATCAATATCAGGACTATAGTAGATGTTTTTAGTTACTGAACTCCATTTACTGCCTGGAGCGCCGGCTACAAATATATATTTCATTCTGGTTT